CGTGGCCCGAACTCAAAGTCACGCAAAAATATGGTTCCGGATCTGGCAGTTGTGCTATAAAATCGTTCCAGGTGAGATCCATCAACCTAAGTAACGAAGTGAAGCTATGCGCCGCTATGCTTGCAGTAGTAGCGTTGGCCGGTTGCAAGGGGCCAAGCATCGAGGCAATCCAAGCCAAATACCCCGACCGCAAAATTTATAAGCTGGCCGAGGGCCGAATCGCCACGAACCAACCCGTGGGCGACTTGATTGTAAGATGGGTGGACCTTGGCAGAACCCCAAGCGGCAGCCTATCGGCAAGCGTCAACTACCGCAGCACATCGCCCACCAAAGTGGCCCCGTCCGTCAAGGTCACCCTCTACGACGCAAAGGGCACGGTTCTAGCCGAAGAGATGGTAGTAGGCCACGTAATGGCAGACCTTCTACCGGGCGAAACCGGCAACACGTCCGACGTTATTCCGGTTCCGGTGAACCTTCAGCCGGTTGCGTTTTCTCTTGCGCCTCGGTAGCGGGGCCATCCAGCCCGCCGCCTTCCCCGCTGAACCCAGTGCCAGCCGTGGAATCTGTGTCGTTCGCGCCGAAGACCGGCGAAGTAAAGGCTTTTCGTTCTGGTTCCATTAGACGTACACCACTGTTGGGGCTCCGAATCCCTTCCACACATACTCGGTCTTTACCACGTCGTCAGAGTTCACCGAGTAGCTAAACGAACTCCAAGTCATGTTCCCGGACCATGCGCCCTGGGTTGCGTTGACCGCGGCAGGAGTGAAGGCGAAAGTGAGTTCGTTGCGCGGATCGTTGAATGCCTTGGTCAAGAGCGAGGACGTGCCCGTTGGGGCCGTGGGATACGCACCCGTCAAGAGGTCGCGCCCGCTGTACTCAATCTCGATCTTCTGAAGATCGTCCATTGTCGCAATGTGCGTGTACGATCCAAACATAATTGGGAGCGTGGTTGCAACTCCGTTGATGGTGAAGCTGAGCGTAGAGTAAGCGTCAGCCACCGTATTCGACACCGCAAGCGTTTGAAGTGCCACCAGCCCAGCCGTTGGGATGAGCAGGGTCAGATTGCCCGAGTAGTCTTTGGCGACTACCTCAGGCTTGCTCCACAAATCACCCCGCGCCGATCCTTCTTGTTGGTCAAATGAGCCGTTGATTGAGATGCCATCCACATGCGCAAGGTAGTCCGTGGCACCCACCGTAAGCGCAGAGAGGTTCAGGTTGGTAACTCGGTTGACCCCGGTCACGTTGGACATGGCCGCCGTGGAAATCTCAAACGACTTCTTGACAAGTTGCGGACTCTTGCCGATCCTGCTCACCGGTTTGCCTTCGGAGGATGCGTTAAGAACCTTGAGCGTCACCCCGTCGCACGAATCAAGCAGGGAGGTACCCCCCGCCGAAAAAACCGTCATGTCGCCGTAGATGATGCGTGCGCTCACAACCTAAGTAACGAAGTGGGGACGCACAGGGCTAGAGGGCTTTGCGTTGCCTCAGCCGCACGATGTCCACAAACGCCGCTTTGCGAGCCTTGAACCGCTTGCGCAACTGCCCGTTGGGACCAAGCACACCACGCGCCACCATCTTCTTGGTGCCGTCCACCGCAAGAACATACTTGGCATAAGGTGCCCCCGCATAGAGCCAATAGTTCCCGCCGCCGCGCCGTGACAAGATCACCGAATCATGCAACTTGGAAGTATGCCGGTTGATGGGCCAAAGCCGCACCGCGCCGCGCCCCGATCCAATAGACTCCTTGACCCGCCGCCGTTGCTTTGTCGTGAGCATCTTTTGACCCGTGGCCGTGCCTTGCCCACCCTGCCGCGCAAATGGATGGACGGCTTTAATGGTCGCCAGCGGGATGTTGCCGCTTAGCAAATCGTAGAGGTCCGCTTGCCCTTGCATCACGAGTTCCTTGTGGACCTCTGCATTCGTGAGCACCATCCGAGCAAACCGCAACTTCTGCGCGGTCCTCAGTTGGGTAAGCGTTGCGTGAGTCCTAGGCACGGGACACCGACGTTCTGCAAAGGAATACCACCGAGAACTGAACGAGGTTGTCCGCAGGGCTAGAGTAGTCGAGGTCCACCTTGTCTACCTGCGGCATGTACCCGACACTGCCTGGGTTGATTGACTCAAGGAGCGCAGTGCGAAGCGCAGAGACGTATTCTAGTCGCCAATCGTCCACCACGCCCGTGGCAGGGCGGCTAAGCCGAACATAAACCCCAATCGTCAACTGGTAAGCGTCGTAGGTCGGTGTAGAGTCACCCGGCACCCGCTCAATGGACTCCACGCGCACCACCGCACTCGGGGATACGTTCTCCTGTTCGGCTTCCCCCTTGTAGATCACGGGACCAAGCGCGAGTAGCGCAGTCTTGGCCGCCGTCGCCGCATAGTCACGTATCGTCTTGGTGTTTGCGGTAAGGCTCAAATCTGGTTCACCTCGTCCAGAACAATGACGTAGTGACTGGTCAGAGTCTGCGCATCCCGCAGGCTAGGCCGCGCCTTCACCTCGTAGAACACGCCCCCAATGCTTACATGGTCCCCGCTCTTGAGCCCCCCGCTAGTATCCGCGAGGAAGAGCGCAGGTTGCGAGGTCTCAACCCCGAAAGTGTCGTAGATGTACTGGGGGGTCTTGCGCGTCAGTTGCCCGCGTAGCGTACTGCCCACCGTGCGAGTCACCTGGCCCGCAATGTTGCTCGCCACGGTGGTAGACACCGAGTAGATTGTCGCCTCGTGGGGCTTGGCCGCGATCATAAAGCGGGGCCATACCTCTGGGCTACCCGTTGCATCTCGGTAAGCGCACTTGTGAGCGCGTCCTTGCCGCCGCCGGTGTCATACGTGTACTCCACCGTATCCTGCTTGACCTTGGAGAGTGGGCCATCCCCGGAGTTCATAGCCTTGCGAGCCGCGGCAACTGCGTAGCCCATGACCGCTTCGTAAACCTCGTCCGGGATCGTGGCGGAATACCCCCGAGTACCCGTCACCGTCAGCGCATTCGGACCCTCAATAACCGGACTCGTGAACTCAATCCGCGTCAGCGGCCCGCCCGATCTTGGCAAGAGTCGGTATTGCGTGCTTGTAAGGTTGACACCGTTCAGCGTTACCACCGTGATCGCTGTAAAAGCCGTCGGCAGTAACCGCTCTTGCGCCCCTCCCGGGTCCAGCGTGTACGTGCCGGGGCTTGCTTCTGCCTTGAATGGCGAGTACGTCAAGCCCTCCCACGTCGATACCGCACGCGCAAGGAATGGAGCCACCTGCCCCGTCGTGAGGGTAACCCCCATCAGGCCAAGCCGCGTCACCATTTCCGCCGCAGTTGGGTAGTCCGCTGCCATTTACTTCGCTTCTTGCTTGGGTGCCGCTTCTTTGGTTGCCGCAGGCTTCTTAGCTTTCGCAAGACTCGCCTCAAATGCCGTCAGAACGTCCTCCGGCACAATGTCCCCGACTTGGTAGGGAACCGAGGCAGCGTCCGGGTGGTCTCGCGAAACGTATTCGCCCGAGTCGGTAAGTGCAATTGCCAAAGTAGTGACCGGCATAACCTAAGTAACGATTGGAAGCAGGTAGCCCCGAACGCAGAGTAACGATTGGAAATAAAAAGGCCCCCACCCGCATCCATGCAGGTAGAGGCCCGGAGTCCCGCCGATCTTAGAGACCGGTGAGGGTAACTGCCGCCGTTGCTCGCTTGGCTTTGATGCCGAGGCGAACGTAGGCGCGGAGCGTCACTTGTCGCTTCACGAAGTCATCGTTCTGCCAGCCTGTCTCAACCACGACACCCCGGCGAAGAACCGGCGTGAAGAACGTGGTATCCAGGATGAGCGCGTTACCAGCGGTGAGCGCGTCCGACTGAATGACCGGGCGGCCCCATGCCATCGGCTTGGGCATTCCGCCTGGGTCAGCGAGCAGGTAGCGGTTCTGGGAGTCCTTGACCAGCAAGAGGTTCCACAAGTCCGTTGCGTGCATCACGATCAGGTTCGGGTTCACGTACGCTTCCGATGCCGAGAGTCGCCGCAAACAAGTTGCGATTGCGTCCAGCGTGGTAAGCGCACCCTTGGCCTGGGTCAAAATGCCCGACGTGTTATAGATACCGGTCAGGTTGCTACCAGACCCGGAACCTACCGTCAGCTGTCGGTCCATCTCTTGGCGAGTTGCAAGAAGCAAGTCACCGTCGATGATGGAGCGAACCTGCGCCGCGTCGTCCAGCTGGTTTTGGGTAACCGGCAGGAACGAACCAATATCGCGGATTGGAGCGGTCTGCTCCGTCCACGCATACGCGGCCTCGGTCAGCGTCGCGCCTTCAGCAACTGCCGTCACGTTTGCCGTTCGCGTCGTTTGCGCCATGTACGCAATCGAGTTTTGGTCCGTACTCTCAAACTGAAGGAAGTCCATCAGTTGCGGAGGTCGCGAAATGGCGTAGACGTTGGTACCGTCGCGGAACACTTCAGGCACGTAACCGGCAGTGGTCGTCATGACCGCTTTCGCGTCCATGTCGTACTCGTATCGGCGGCCACCTTGGGTCAGGCTGCTGGAGCCTTTCCACTCGGGGTTGGATACGAACTGCTCGCCGAGGCTTTTGGCCTCTTGGCGCACCGGGGCATCCGTGGCAACTTTCTGCCACTTGCCGTCCTTGCCGATCTTAACGCCGTATTCCAGCGTCGCAATCTGCTCGCCGATGGTTTCCAGTTCGTTGCGAATCCCGCCGAGGAAATTCAAGTCGTCGGACGTGGCTTTGACTTCGCCATTTGCGTCCTTCTCAAGACTGTTAAACTTGACCTGCCATTCGGCAGTCAGTTCGTCGCGCTTTTCATACAGGGTATTGAACATTTGCTTTTTAACTCAAGGTCCGAGCAAACGCCAAGAGGTCATCGGGGACAGGCTCAAGAACCGGGGCGGGTTTCTCTTCCGCCGCCATCTTTGAGAACATCTCGCCGAGCAATCTCGCACGTTCGCGATTGGTTTCCGAGAGGCCCTGCTTGCGATCCTTTTGGAAGGTCTCAAGCCGAGAGAACACGTCATCACCCGCCGCCAGTAGCTGGTTAAACTGGTCCTCGAAACGGGACCCTGCGCCCGCTTCACCTGCTTTGCAATCGGTCGCAAGGGCCATCGGCATTGCCGGGACCGTCACCACCGAAATCTCTTTGACTAGGATTGACTCCAGGATGCGAACGGACTTCCCTTCGCGATCCTCGTACCGACTCTTGAGAACGAAGTAGCCGATAGATAGCCCCACCGACTTACCCGCCATTAGTCGTTCTTGAACCACTGCCCGCGTCTCTTGAGCATCGGGCGTGTTGTGGAACTTTGCTTCAAAGTACAGTCCGTTGGCGTCCTCCACGATCTTCGTAAAGTAGCCAATGGGGTTATCGTCCCAGTCGTGACCAAGCGCGAGGAACCCATCCTTCAGAATCGCTTCTGTGTCGCCGTAAGCTCCGTCAACAATAACGTCGCCTACCGAGTCCACCGAGTTCTTAACCGAGCCATAGCCCGACAGGACGCCGGTTTCAGCGTCTAGGGCCTTAATCTCGAAGAGGGTGGATTTAATTTCCCGCGTGTCTGCCACATCCTAAGTAACGAAAGAAGGGCTACGCCACCAAAGCTACGCCAATAGGCAGGATGCCAACCGCACCATCGGCACGCTTGATGTGACACTTGCAATTCCCTAGGCATGGCGTATCACCCGCCCCCGGAGTGGTGTAAAGCGTCTCGTCAATGTACGGGCCGCCCGCCGCGAGAACGGGACAGTCCGCGCAGTGCTCTTCGATCCCGCCGAGTATCCAATCCCATTCGCTACCAATAGGCGAAGCGTCTACGAAGGCTTGGTTACCCGTGCCCCTTGACTTACCAAGGTACAGGCGTTGGCGCGAGTACACCGCGTCATCGTTCAGCCCACCGTCAACCAACTCGTACCCACCGTCCTCGATCTTTGCCGCGAAGTCATTTAGGTACTGTGATTCCTCGTCCCGCATTTGCGCCGCCACGCGCCGCGCCCATGCCATGTCCATGGACGTGTTCCCGCTGATCTTCTGCCCGATGAGATGCGTCTGGTAGTGCATCTCATCTATCTCGGCTTCCATCGCGTCCCGCCACTCGCCAACGCTCATGCCGCCCGCCAGCTTCACCGCAAGTTCCCGGAACTGCTTGTCGTGCCGAGCCACTAGCAGCTCGTACTCCGAAGGTCGCGGGGACAAGATAAGCGGTTGCGCCGCGAGTTTGACCGCATGGGCCGCGCACGCTAGCACCTGACACATTTACAGGGATTCCTCGGCACGCTTACGGGCCGCCGCGCCTTTGCTCGCCTGCGGTGCCACCCCCGCATTTTTGAGCATCCAAGCATAAACCCCCTTGTCGGAGTTCTCCGGCACCCGCCCCGTCTCGGTCTTGGCCGTGAAGAGGTCAATGAGGTTCTTGTCAAAATCTTCCCGCACCCTTGCGTGCAATGCGTCCCGGTCCTCTTGTTGGCTCCGAACGTTTGTAAGATCGTAAGCCAGCCGCCACCCGCCATTCCTGTTCCCAAACTCGGGCACCAAAGCATCTGACATGGAATCTGCCACCAGTTGCCACATCGGAACAAGGAATTCCTCGGTAGCCGCTTCCCGCGCCGTCTTGTAGTTGGAGTACGTAGGGTCCGAGGCTAGCCCCGACACCAGGGGGGAAATGCCGAGCACTGCCGAGATGCGACGCTCAATATGCGCCGGGATAACGTCTAGGGCCATTTCCTCGGGCGTTAACCCAAGTTTCGAGATGGTTGCATTGGCCCCCATCACCATGACGCTACCCGCCGATTCTCCCGCCGATCTTTGCCTAAGCACGCTCGCCACGTCCTCGGCTTGGCTTTGCGTCCACGATCCTTCCTTTGGTGTGATAGTTGCCGCCGGGTTTGGTTGCCGCATGATGGCGTAAGTAAACACCGCGATTTGCTGATCGGTCATCACTTCGCGCATCACCGCTTTGACCGGGGATACCGACTTAAGTGGATCGTTCGCGTCCGGTAGACCTGCCGTGATGTGAATCATGTCCCCCGGTGGACACTCGCGGATCGTGCCGCCAAACGCATACCGAAAAGCCCGCAAGCCGTTGGGGTTTCCCGCCACGCTCACCGGGTCAACATCCCAGTGCGGGAGCCATTGTAGCCCGAGCACGTTCCCGCTTTCGCCCCGCCAAATCTTGAGGTAGGCGTTGCCGTCGAGGATAAGACTTGCAATGGTGAGTTGGTCCTGCGTGCGCCGCGTCTGAGGCTTGCCGTACTCTTCGCTGGACAGTCCCGCCATAGGTTCGGCAATAAGTTTGCCAAGTGGCGAGGCCGGTACCGCTTCTTCCCCCACGTACACCGTTAGCGGTGGTTCGACAAAGGCACGCATGGCCCAGTACACCGGAGCCATGACCGCCGCCGATCCTTCCGACTGCCGAGAGTTTGAACCTAGCGACAGCGGTACGCCGGTGATTCCTAGGCCGCCACCGACCGGGCTACTGGATGCACCGACCCCGAACCAGGTAAACCCCTTGAATAACCGCTTGAGTGGTGACATCTCTAACCTAGGTAACGAATCTAGGCTAGCCCCACGAAAAACGGTTCCGCCCCTCGCATCCCCCACGCGGCCAGTGCCAAAGCTATCACGCAATCGTCGTGCTTGCCGCTTGGTGCGTTCATGCGAATGTTTCGCGCCGCCGTCACCTCGTAGGCATACGCCATGAGTTCTGCCGTCTGGATAGGAATATCCATGAGGCTGAGCTGCCCCTGCTCAATCTGCATCGCGAGGTTATCTATCACCGCTTCCTTGCTCTGAGATGTGAACTTGAACGGCACTGCGCGAGGCACTACGGCCCGTATCCGCTCATACACCGGGTCACCGACCCCGGTCGCGTCCACCGTCACCGTGCACTCTGGGAACATGCCGGCTGCCGCCTGGACCGCGCTAATCATGCGCTCCCACGAGATTTGGTTAAACCGGTCGTGGTACACCTGCCGCCCCGTGGAGTCAAGCACGGTTATGACGGTGAAGTCCTCCACCCTTGCGAGGTCAACCCCCATGCTAAACGGACCCTTGGCATCTGCCCCCGTGTTACTCGGGTCAATGATCGCCAAGACTCCACGGAACACCCCGCCCGATTCCTCGATGAACGAGGCTAGATACTCCTGCCCAAAGATGCGCTCAGGCAGTCCGCGCCGCGCATTGTCAATCTCGCCAGCGTCAATGTACGGATTGGTACTCGTCGGCATCGTCCAGCTCTTCCACTCGGGTTCCTCTAGGGCTTGGCCCTTGGCCCACATCTCGTAAAAATCACCCATGCCCTTGGGGGTAGAGGCAAACCACGCGCCCCCGGAATGGTCCGCAAGCGTTGGCCGGATCGCCATACCCCACATCTCTTGCAAGTCCTTGACCATCGCCGCCTCGTCAACCGCTACCTCGTGGTAGGCGCGTGACCTGCCCGCGTCGGGATCGTCGCAAGTCCAAAAGTCAATAACGCCCCCCGTCCGCAGCTCAATGCGCTTGTCGGTAAGGTTCTTGGATGAGGTGACCGGAGAAAGGATGCTCACAATCTCCTTCATGGGACCGAGCAGGTACTTGTAGTTCGGCGCAAACCATCCGTAGCTCTTGCCCTTCAATGCCGCCATGCAAGCCCTCCTGAGCAGGTACTTGGTCTTGCCGAACCGCCTACCGCAGTTGACAACGTTAAACCGGCTTGCCTCTCGGTCTAGTTGGGACTGCGCCGAGTGGTGCCTCGGTAGCCTAATGATAACTTCACTCATCCTGAGGCTCGCCGAACACCACGCGCACGGTCTGGTTCGTGTCTATTTGTTCCTTGATCGGGCCATCTAGCCGGTCCATGATCTGCCGCAGGGCCTGGGCGTTGCCGTCCGCAGCCTGGGCAAGGACCGCAGATATGAACTGCTCGTACAGTGCGGGATCTTCCGCGAGCTTCTTCTTAATCCCGTTAATGATGGACACCGAACCGAGCGGGCGGCCCCCGCCATTCTTCCCCCCAGTCATTAAAGTTCCTCCGTTCTTCCCAGGCCGGGTTAACGGGGTTTTCACGGGGTTTTCTCGTTCTTCACTCACTGCCCCGACACCACCTTTTTAATCTCAGCAACGATAACATCGGCTACCGCTGGCCCCCACTCACGCTTCAAATCCTGCAACGTCTGCCCCCTCGAAATGTCCCAGGCGACCGACCGCAGACCTTCCGGCAACGTCTCGCCCACGAATAGCCCAACATCTACAACGGGAATGTGCTCCATGTTTTCGATTGCCATAATCCTTTGAGACGCACTGCGGCGGTAATCGGATCTGAGCCCCGACAAACAACGGGACAACCACGAGTAAAAACTAGCCCCCGCAACTGGTTGGTAGTTTACCAAACGCCTCGGTAGCTTCTCTAAGATATACAACTCCATCCCTTCATCTCCATGCGTTGCCTTATTGATAGCCCCGCGCCAGCGGTGCATAAGCACCTCTGCGGCTACTGGATCGGTAGCCGACATGACGCAGAGTTCGTAATCTGTTCTCTTTAAGTAGCTCACGACCCAAACACCTCCACCCCCGCCGCCGCAAGTTCCGGACCCGACAGCAAACCGTCAGGAGGCTCTAACGAGTTAATCAAAGACCACATGCGGCCCGATAGCCGTTCCCGCGTGGATTCGAATGCGTCCCGGTGGATATCCGCCGCCTTCATGATCTCTTCGACAACCTCACATAACTCCAACTCCAGCCCGAACCCCTCGGACCCATAGCGGTTAAGGACTTCCAGACAACACCGCCGCGCGTGCGACCC